CAGGGTACGATCATCATGTCTTCAGCGGCCCCACGTCGCGGCCACCGTCGATCAGATAGCGCTTGGGACCAGACTTCTCGTTCTCATGGCGCAACTTGCAATTCATCCGCCATGTGATGCCATGCTTGGGATTGACGCCGTGCAGCCATTGCGATGGCTCGCGGTAGCCGGACAGCGAGTTGTAGGCAAAGGCGTCGGTGCCTACCCACGAGCCATTGACCAACAGTTCGCCATCCACGTCCGACAGGACGCTGGCGGCATGATGGTGGCCGACGCAAAAATAGCGGCAGTGCTGAGCGCCGGCCGCTGCGCCCAGGGCGATTAGGCCCTTTTGCCGCCGGACCATGCCGTACCAAGGAATGCCCAGGTTCGAGCGAACATCGTCGCCATGCGACACGTTAAAGCCGACGCCGTTGATATTGACGTTGGCGCTCCACGCATCCGGGATGTTAAAGTGGACATTGCCCAGGTCACGGCAATGCAGCCGGGCGACTTCCCCGCAGAGATAGTCCCAGTTGTCGTGCGCGCCGAGGTAGTCTTTCTTTGGGGTCCGCCGGCCGTGGTTGCCGGCCAAATACAGGACGTTGACCTCCTCGAAGTGGGCTGCCAGGTCGCGGTACATCAAGGCGTGCAACTGGCCGATGGCCAGGCAGTTCTTGAATTGGTTGCGGTAATACGACCGCTCGCACGCCTTGTGGATTTCGCCGCTGGTATAATCCCCGTAGGCCAGCACCCATAGCACCGGGAAGTAGAACTTCGGGGCCAAGGTGTCCTGGGTCCATTCCACGACGGTGTTGACGTAGCGCTCGGCGCGGCAACACGAGACGGGGAAGCTGTAATCTTCCAGACCGCCGACTTCCTCCGGCCGCACGACTTGATCGTGGTGGCCGTCCGAAAGGTGCATAACGCAGTGTTCGACGATCTGGGCCTTGCGGCGGTACTCAAGCTGTGAGGGGAGCGGCGATAGCGGCTTGATGCGCTGATCCATTTCCGCTGTGATGGCCTTGAAAAGGCCGGCGATCTTCGCCCCGGCCTTGACCCTCTGCCGCTCGCGGTTGCGCTCTTCGGTCAGATGGACGATCTCGGCGTCCAGTTCCAGGATGCGGGCGTCCGTAGGATCATAGTCGGGGATGGCCTTGTGCTGGCCGCCAGCCCGCTTGGGTGTCGGTGGTTCGCCGTTAGGCCACGGTACGTCCTTGTGGCTCCGGCCCGTGGCGATGTCCGATACACTGCTGCGGCTGACCTTGAACCGCTTGCCAATGTCCGGCTGCTTTTCACCGTCCGCAATGGCTCGCTTGATCTGCTCAACCTGCTTCTTTGTCAGCTTCATGGTATCTCCGTATCGCGCTGGCTGGTCCGTGGTTTAGAGAGGCCGGGTGGCGCTGCCCGTCGCCACCCGGCTCAAGTGCTGTCGGTCACAAGAGGCGGAGATAGGGCAGACGCAAGAGGACCGACTAGCCCGCGCGGTGATAGCGAATAAACTTCTCGACCCACTGGATGGCGTCGTCGAAGTTGAACGGCGGCTTGAAGGCCGGTACGCCTTCGTCTGGGCCGCCGGCCGGATTGCGTTGCGGATAGCCGCCCGGTGATTGGCCGGCGTCTTCCACGGAAATCGCGTCGATCTCTTTGAGCGACGGCATTGGCACATCGGGATTGATGGCCCACTCGATCTTGGCGTCCTTGGCCCAGGCGTGGATGCGCCGCACCGGGACGATGAAATTGAAGCCTTGTAGCTTCATCACACCCTGGGTCAACATGCCGATGTACTCGCCGTTCTCCTTCAGGAAGATGCCGCCGCCAGATGAGCCGGGGAACGCAACGGCCGTCACTTGGTCGAGGACCTTGACGTTTGCTCCCTTCATCGGCAGGGTGCGGCCCGTCTGGCTCAAGACGCCGGTGGTGTAGCTATTGGCTCCGAACTGGCCCATCAAACTTCCGCAATGGCTCAGATCGACGCCGATCGGCGGGATGTAGTTCGGGTCTTTATGGAACTTGGCGCAGATGTTGAGTGGGTACGCCCCTTTGCAACGGACCATGAGCACCGCCAAGTCTTCACCGTAGTCGGCATCTCTAACCTTGATGATCTTGCAGTCGTATTTGACCTCGCCCACTCGGCGACCATCTTGCTGCCGCTCTTGGACAATCTCGGCATCGCGGTACTCGACGAGAATTCTGGGAGTGCCTTGCGGCGTGACCACCGTGCGGGTGGCGCGAAGCCCATCGACGACGTGAGCGGCCGTCCAGATAAAGGTCACGGTATCATCGCCGATCTTCCGGGTTACGAGGGTGCCGGAGCCTTGGGCATTACCGGCCTTGATGGTAACACTCACACGCTGCAAATCTTCGGGAACGCTGGCAACCGCTGGGCCGGCGGCCAAAGCGATCAGGGTCAGGACCAACAGCACGTACTTCATTGTTGCAACTCCAGAGGGTTAAGGATTTCCACACATCAATGCCAGACTCGTTGAACGCCGTAGAAACCGCCGAAGTCGTCCAGATCATCCAACTCATCCTGACCGTATTCAAATGGGTCGTTGGACAGCTCTTCCGGCTCGCAGACGATTTCGACTTCAACCATGCTCTCGTACTCCGGTCGGAAACGCCGCAGCAATGCTTCCACGATTCGGTCACGCACCGCCTCCTCGTGTCCGTAGCCCCAGCCAGTACAGGCCGTCACGTCGAGTTGCAACACAGCATCCGGCTTCGGCTCTACCGCCTCCACAGCCTGCAATTTACTTCTAAAGTAAAGCTCCAGGATGTTGCGGACGGCAGCGAGCGTTGGCACCGTCTGCCAGCGTCCCGTGCTCAAGGTGACAGTGCATTGAACAGGGTTCACGAGGCAACCTCCTCCACGGAGATTTCGCCTTCCTCGCCGGCATCCTTCCAATCGACGCCTTGGAGGATTTCGCCCATCGTCATCAGTTCCAACTTGCGGTTGGCGCGAATCACGTCCAGCACGCGGTTGTCGCTCGGCAGATGGATCAGGTCTACAATGGTGCATCCCAGGTTCTCGTCCATGCCCTTGCGATGGATGCGATCCTCGCTTTGCACGCGGTACTCCGGCTTCCACGAGTTGGACCAGTACACCGCCATGCGGGCTTCCACCAACGTCAGGCTCATGCCGCCCGATTCAGGATTGGCCACGAAGGCAACCTTGCCGTGCCCTTCCAAGTTGGCCCAGTAATCCAACGGCTCTTCCCCGGTCTCCACGACGCCTTCCGGGCTGTCGCTCTTGGCCGTGAAGACTTGGAAGTTGCCCTGGTCGCAGCGCACCACATCCCACTTTTCCTTGAGGCACAGCTTGACAATGCGATCCACGGAACCGGTGAAGCCGGCGAAAATCACCAGTCGCCCGACTTCCTCGTTCTCGTCCAGCAGCATCTTCAGGGCGGCATCCTTCGGGCAGGGCACTTCCCGCGTGATTCGCACCATCTTGGGAACTTCCCGCTTGCCGTCGCACAGCGGGCAAGGAACCGTCTTTTTGACCAGTCGGGCCACCAAGTCGGCGTCCAGCATGTCAATGGCCTCGTAGGTGGCCTCGGGATCATCCGAGTCCACCCATTCGGCAACCGTGCCGGCCGTGCAGTGCGTGCAGGTCGTCATACCGTCCTGGACTTCGCGGTACTGGAATCCGTCGCTCAGTTCCCGCAGCAGGGTCATTCCAGTCACGGCGTTGGGGGCCGCCTGGGCGATGGACTGAGCCACGCGCAAGACGCTGGCCGTGGGCTTGCAGACAACCTTGCGGTATCGTTTCTCGGGCAGGTGGAGGCAGTCCTTCTTGTGCTTGACGATTACCAGCCCTTTGAGCCGCTGGTAGAGATACGCGACTTCGTTCGTGCTGGGGACGAACTTGTGGTACTCGTCGGGGTCCGTCACACCGTCCGGGACGTGGCGGTTCTGGTATCCGTCGCTCAGTTCCCGCAGCAGGGTCATTCCGGGCACGGCGTGGGGGGCCGCCTGGGCGATAGACTGAGCCACGCGCAAGACACTGGCCGTGGGCTTGCAGACAACCTTGCGGTATCGCTTCTCGGGCAAGTGCAGGCAGTCCTTCTTGTGTTTGACGATTACCAACCCTTTGAGCCGCTGGTAGAGGTAGGCGACTTCGTTCGTGCTTGGGACGAACTTGTGGTATTCGTCGGGGTCCGTCACACCGTCCAATTCGTGCGGCCCTTCCTCGTAGGTGTCGCCGCACTCGGCGCACTTCTGCTCGTCGTCTTTCCAGCCGATGCGTTTTTTGAACTTGCCGGCGTCAAATTGCTGCTCGACCATGAAGGCCAGCCGCTCTTCCATCGCCCGGCGGCTGCCTTCCTTGAGATAACCCGGCCAGGCAATCTCGCACTGGCTCCACCAGTCACACGGCGTCTTGGGCGACGGCGTGCCGGACATCTCGATCACGTAGCCCTCGTAGCCGTACTTCTCACGGATCAAATCGGCGAGCTTCTGACAGGCTTTGGATCGCTGAGATGTGTCGTTCTTGCACCGGCTCGATTCGTCAGCCACGAAGAACCGAGGCAAGGTCTGCGAGCCGTCCCACTCGTCCATCACGCGGGCCAGTCCTTCGTAGGTGAAGAACTCCACCTGGATGTGCTCGAAGGGAAATCCCCATAGCTTGAACTCGCGCTTGATGTTCGGAATGCTGGTCTTCGGACCTGCCCACCACACCAGCCTGACGCCCGACTTCTCAATCGCCATCTGGGCGGCCAGGGTCTTGCCGGTGCCCATTTCGGCACCGAAAATCTGGTAGTGGTACGTCAGGCCGGCATCCGACATATCCGCCTGGTGCGGCATGAACGTCTGCGGCACACCGCCACGAGTCAGAGGCCGATACTCATAGCGCACGAGCGGCCGGTCGAACCAAGCGTAGACATCTTCGCCGCAGAGATAGCCAATCTGGAAACGGTTGCGCTGGCAGTCGTCCACCGACCAGACCATCTTCTTGGCGTATTCGCCTTCGTCATCGTAGCCGTGGAAATGCGAGCCACGCATGGCCTTGACTTCCGACGACAGACCATAGCGAGTCTTCGTACCGACCTTGCCATCCCAGAAGTAGATGCGGCCATCCTTCCTCTCCAACAGCACCGGTACGCGAATTCGCGTCCCGCTGGATGTCGTGGCTTCGATCTTCACGGCTTCAAGCGACATGCAATCTCCCTCGCACGATCTCGCAGTTGTGTTCGGTCAACTCGATGCCAATACAGCGGCGGCCGAGTTGCTTGGCGGCCAACAGCGTGGTGCCACTGCCGGCGAACGGGTCCAAAATCACGCCTCCATCCGGCGTTGAAAGGAGCGTGAGCAGATACTTCATCAGGTCCAGAGGCTTGACCGTGGGATGATCGTTGCCCGGCCCGCGTTCCTTCTTCGTGGCTTTGCCGCAGTAGAAGAAGCGGCTCGCCCCGCCGCTGTCGCCGTAGCTCACCTGAACGTCACCCGCCTTGCCGATGTCCCCGTGATAGCCGTCACCGGGTTTCGTGCGAACGTTGTTGCTGCCGCTGGTAAGCGTACCGGTCTGCGCATCCAACTGGGCGGCGGCGTCTTCGTCCAGCAACAAGTTCGCCGGCCAGCGGCCCTTGGACGATTCGATGAACTGGCTGCCCTTCTTCGCGGCCGACTGCTTGATTCGCTCGCCTTGTTTGCCGTGGAAGGTGGTCCCGTTGCGGTCGGCGTTATACTTGTAGCCGGGATTCTCGCCGATGCGGGCAGCGTCGATGTTCATGCCAGCCACGCCCCAGGTCAGGGCGTTGTGGGCCTGGGTGCCGTCCATCGGCTTCATCGCCAGGACGATTGGCTCCCACGCTGGCTTCAGGGCCGCTGCCCAACCAGTCCACTTCGCAGCCTCGGGAGTCGCCGGGGCGGTGATTGCGCACTCGGCTTCCGGGTTGTGCAGATCGCCATAGATTTCATTCGTGCGGCCGTTGTCAGCCAGAGAGTAGCCGCGCTGCCCGAGTTTCGTGCCCACCACGTCGCGCACAGCACCTTTCGCTTTGTCGATCATCTTGCCTACGTCGGCCGCCTTCGGAAAACCTTGCCCATAGAGCCACATCAGGGAGTCCCGAATTTCCCAGCCGGCGTCTTCGATCGCACAGCAGAGCCGGTGATAGGTCCGCGTGCCACCGAAGGCGAGCAGCAAGGCACCGGGCTTGCACACGCGAGCGATGGCCCGCCAATACTCGGGTCCAGGAACCTCGTGGTCCCAGTCCTTCTCCATGAAGCTGAGGCCATAGGGCGGGTCCGTCACCACGCAATCCACGCTCTCCTCGGGCAACGCCGGCAGGACTTGGCGCAGATCGCCGCAGTACAGGCTCAAGTTGTCTTGCTCAAAGAAGGGCTGCATGGTGCCAAATCGGATGAAAGATGCGATACTGTTCTATGAGGTATGCCGGAAAACGGGCGCGAAATTAGACGGTCAACGTCCCCGTTTGTCTTCCAGAAGCAAAAATGTCTGGTCCGGCGTGCTGCGGGGCGTGTGGTCCCGCCAGACATTCAAGCCGGCAGCGACGAACAAGCCATGCAGCTTGTTGAAGCAATGCCGCACCGGCGAGGGGACGCCTTTGCTGCATCCCGATATGACGGCATCCTGCCATTGGGATAGGGTGCCGGTGACGACCGCCGCCTGCACACCCCGCATGATCGTCTCCACCACAACGAAGGGCATCCCTCCACAAAGCTGGAGAATTTCCAGCATGTCCCGCTCGTCGGCCCCAATGAACGCGCTGAACGAAACATGCTTGAGCAGATGGGGCGACAGTCCCACAGGTGCCCGCTCGTCGCGCATCGCCGACAGACAGCTTAGGAACCGCTCGGCCTCCGACAACTCCCGCCGGCAGGCGTCCGAGGGCGCAGCCGGCGAGCGGCCCAGCACCTTATGGCTCAAGCCGATGAAGGTGCGGAAGTCGATGCTCGGAACTTGGATCAATGCGGCGTCTGGATTCATGGTTTCGCTAAAACTCCGCTTGCTGGAATCCCCTTCACCGACAGTCCGGTTGAGGCCGTGGCACACCTGTTCCAACTTCCCACGGTCAGGCCGCGCTAAGGCCGAGGCCAAGCGGACAAACGAAGAGAGCCGAGGGCGGTCGCCAGGGCCGCCCTTGGCTCAGAAGACGTGATACTAACGGGCGCGCGTCGGCCGGTCGTCCTGGACCTTCTCGACGCCGTTGTCCTTGACCGTGAGGAACTTGACGATTTCCCGACGGATTACGTCGTCGGAGGGCAGCTTGGTGAACGGCGAGCCGCACATCACCACCACCGGGACGTGCCAGGTGCCCTTGCGGTTCTCGGCCACCTTCGTCTTCAGCGTGACCGGAATCGGGCCGTGCGGCTTTAGGTCGCCGACATCATTTCCGGCAGCCATCTTTGCGTCGATGTCCGTCTGGCTCAGCGGCAGGAAGGGAAAGAGTTTCTTCGCCTCGATGCGGCTCGACTTGTTGCCGCAGAAGAACTCCAGGAACCGGCCGGTGCTCCGCTCGTAGACCAAAAAGCTGGGGCCGTACTGGCAGTGGGAATCGGCCTCAACGGACTTGGCGGCAATCCGCTTGAACTCCTCCGATTCCATGTCGTAAGAAATGACCAGGGCCTCCATGTCGGTCATGTCGATCGCCTTCGGCCGCCGGGCCAACGGCAGCAGGTCCACGGATGTGCCCAGATCGGTAATCTCGTCGTCGCCGGACTCCGGGATGCCGTAGTGGCCCGAGGGGATCAATCCCTTCATGTTGGCCTTCGACTTCGTGTACAGTTGCATCCGCCCGATGTAGTCGCCGCCCTTCGCCAGCTCGGCGAACTGGTCGTCGGTGCCGATCTGCGTGGACGGAAGCTGCTCAAGGTTGACGGGGATCATTGCGGTGTTGTCGGACATGATTTCCTCTTTCAGGGTTCAGGATTCAAGATTCGAGAAGGTGCGTTGCTCGTTGTCGTTCGGGTTGCTCGTCTTGAGTTTCGTCACATGGTTCTGCCCTCCGTTCCAATACGGTCGCGCGTGTTCGCGCTAGGAATCGTTCTCGTTGTTCGCGGATGCTTTCCTCGTCCAGATTCAACGCCCATTGGAGCGCCACGTACCAACCATCCAGCGGCGTCTTGCACCCGGCCTTCACGATGGCCAGGCCGCCAAGGCGGTGCTCGCGGTACTCGGCAAGCACTTCCTTCAAGGGCCGCAAATACGGCACTGGCTCGAAGTCCTGGCAGAAATCATGCAGCTTCCCTTGGCGGGCCGCCTCTTGAATCTGCTTAACCAGCCCGGCTACCACGGGAACGAACTCCCGCGCCGGGGTCGTCTTCGCCAACGTGATAAGCTGCGCCTGCTGGACTCGCGGCAACTTGGCGAGCATGTATGCTGAGCCAAGCGGTATCTCGCCGCGCTCGACGGCCTTCTGGATGTCCGCCCGCAGGCTGAGCAAATCAAGCTGCTGGCGGACCCACTCGGGGCTTTTGTGGATCAAGTTGCTCACGTCGGCCAATGTGGCATCCATTCCCTGCCGAGCCGTGACGGCTTCCATAATCCGCTTAATCTGGCGAGCGTACTCCAGCACCGTCGTCTCGGGCCGCAAGGCATTGGCCTGAATCTGAAGAGTCAGCACGTCTTCATCACTGAGATTGTGCTTGACAATACAAGGCATTGCCTGCCGCCGCAGTTCGCAGCACGCCGCCCGCCGATAAAGTCCGTCCACTACTTCCACCTTGCCCGGCCTTCGTGGCGACGGGCGCACACAGATGGAATTGAGGAGACCTTTATGGGCGATGGAATCGCATAGTTCCAGGTACTCGACGGACTCCCGATTCACGACCCGCAGGACGATCCACGGTTCGACGATCTGGTCCAGAGGAATCAGGCGAAACTCGTCGGGCTGATCTGGCATTGGTGCTTCCGCGTCAAACTTAGACACCTATACATGACTGCCAAAATCTCTGTTTTTTTCAGATGAATCCTGAAAAATCGCAGGATTTTGGCAGTCATGTATAGGTATCCACGCGGACCCGTTTCGAGGGTCTGCGCCGAGTGCGTTTATACGTTCACTCGGGATCAACCGACGCGGCTTTAGTGAGACACCAATGCCTCAAGTCAGCGAAGCCCTCCGCAACTTCCTTCAGGCCCGTAAGACGCCGGCCAACGCCGATCTGGTGGATCGGTGGTCTATCGACATGGAAGTGCAGGTCAATGTCATTGCCGCTGACGGCGAGCCGGTGGCCGGGAAGAAGTCCACCTGGTCCAACGGTAGCAACACTTGGCATAGCATCCGCATCCCGAAGAACGCCGCCACGGACCCGATGTGGGAAGACTACAAGATCGGCTATCCCTTCGATCTGTATGCCGAAGGCATCGGTATGACTGGCTGGGACTGGAAGGCCCGCCGCTCGCGTCACTTCGGGTACGACTTCGATGCGCTGACTGGCCACGCTTTGGGCATCGGCATCGAAGAGAAGGACTTGGAGAAGGTC